CCTATGTATTTCGGCGCAACTCCTTTTGCATCCTCGGCATTCTCTGATGTAGGATTTAATCCTAATGCATTTGTTAATGTTTTAGGATCACAGATTAATCAATCCAATAATACTGTAACTACCATTGGTAAAGCTTTAGTCATTCCTACGGGAAGTCAATTAAACTTTAGTATTGGTAATTTAAAAGTTGCTGATGTCGTTGGAGTCAATGGCATTCTCACGTCTCTTGCAACAGGAGTCGTGACGGTTGCAGCGGGTGCTAATGTTAGTGTTACAGGAAACCAGGCTAACTTTACTACAGGTATTGTTAAAGTTGCGGATGTAGTAGGTGTAAGTGGAAACAGAGTTAATTTAACTACCGCAAATGTAACAACCACTGCCGATGCCAATGTATTCCCAACTGGAATACAAACGAATCTTGCAACGGGAATTGTTACTTTCCAATTTAAATATTCGGTTACAGGTTCACGTGTTAATCTAAATACAGGAACCGTAGGTGTTACAGCAGATGCAAATGTATTCCCTATTGGATCTAGAGTTAATACAGATACAGGAGATGTCACTGTTACTGCAGATGCAAACGTATCTGTAGTAGGAAATAGAGTAGAAATAACCGTTGGTAATGTTACCACTAAGGCCAATGCTACTGCGATTGTTACTACTAACAGACAAAACCTATCTACAGGAACGGTTACCATTCAAGCCAATGCAACCGCTTTCCCAACAGGGGCTGCTTTTGAAATTGCAACATCTAATGTATTAGTTAAAAAATGGGATGGTATTGTACCTGGCGCAAGTCAAGTATGGGTACCTATTCAAACAAGTAGAGGATAATTATGTTTTTTGGAGCTACATCATTTGCAGCAACACCTTTTGCAGGAGTGGGTATTACTAATGTTATTGTAAATGCTACAGGAAATCGTATAAATGTTGCTATTGGTAATACAGCTGTTAATATAGTCACTGCTGTTCCTGTTACAGGGCAAAGATTTAACCTTGCAACTAACACCATAGATGTGATAACATGGAACCAAATAAATCCAGGAGCAACTGGTATTTGGATTCCAATAGATCCAGATAATCCGTAGGAGAAATATGGCAAGTACTTATTCAAGTGATTTAAAATTAGAACTCATGACTACAGGCGAAAAGTCTGGAACATGGGGTACTATTACTAACACCAATTTACAACAATTAGAACAAGCAGTATCAGGTTATATTGATATAGATGTAGCATCTTCCGATATTGCTTTATCTTTGGCCAATGGTGCGGTATCGAATGGTAAAAATTTATATTTTAAACTAACAGGAACATTAACAGCGAATAGAACGGTCACCATGCCAGATTCCGCTGAGAGAGTTTTTATTGTAGAAGATGCAACTTCTAGGTCTGCTTCTTTATATACGTTAACCGTTAAAACGGTATCAGGAACAGGTGTAACCATACCTGTTGCATCTAAAAATTTATTATATTCTGATGGAACTAATATTAGTTTAGGAATAAGACAAAAAGGTTATGTAACTCCAGGTGCAACTTATACAGCAGTCAATGGAGATCAAGTATTAGTCAATACCTCTGGATCAGGAATCGGGGCTCCTGTAACTATTAATTTACCAGCATCCCCATCGGTTGGAGACGAAGTAACATTAATTGATAGTGGTAATAATTTAGCATCTAACAATTTAACCGTTGGAAGAAATGGTTCTACTATTAATGGATCTGCTTCTGATCTAACCATATCTACCAATCTTTCAGCATTTACATTAGTATATGTAAACGCAACATTAGGTTGGGTGTATAAAGATAAGATATAGGAGGAGGACATGCCTCTTCAGCAAATCAAATTCTTACCGGGAATTGATAAACAAAATACCGAAGTCGGTGCAGATAATCGATGGGTAGATTGTGACAATGTTCGTTTTCGTTATGGACTTCCTGAAAAAGTTTCTGGTTGGGCTTCTTTAATCACGGATACGATTGTAGGTGTTTGTAGAAAGGAACATGCGTTTGTAGATATTTCTGGAAATAGATATGTTGCTTTAGGAACCGATAAATTTTTACTTATTTATTTTGAAGGTCAACTATACGATGTTACACCTTTACGAACTACATTAACTTCAACGACCATTGCAACTACTAATGCTTCAGCGGTATGTACGATTACTACAGGAAGTGCTCATGGTTTAATTACAGGGGATATTGTTTTATTAGACAACGTAACTTTACCAGCAGGAACAGGTTTCACTGACGCAGACTTTGAAGATAAATTATTTCAAGTCACCGGCGTAACTTCCTCTACTGTATTTACTATTACACAAAGTTCAGCTGCAACAGCAACTGTTGCAACAGGAGGAAGTATTGATATTAAACCTTATGAAAATGTAGGTCCTGCAGAACAATCGTATGGTTATGGTTGGGGAACCGATACATGGGGAGCAGGTGGATGGGGAGAAGCGTCTTCAGCGCAAGATGTTATTCTTGAACCAGGCCTCTGGTCTCTTGATAATTATGGACAAGTATTGATTGCAACTATTGCTAATGGTAAAACATTTACTTGGGATGCAGGAGCTGTTAATCCATTAACCGTACGAGCTTCTACTACCACTGCTAATTTTTCTACATCAGCGAATCCTACAGCAACTAGATTGACGTTAGTATCTCCTACTACTCGTCACTTAATTCATTTTGGAACAGAGACAACTATTGGAACTCCATCCACTCAAGATGATATGTTTATTCGATTCTCGGACCAAGAAAACATTAATGATTATACTCCCACTGCTGTCAATACGGCGGGAACTTTTAGATTACAAGATGGAACAAAAATTGTAGGTGCATTAAAAGCAAAAGAAAATATTCTCGTTTGGACTGATAATGCTTTATATACCATGAAATATATTGGAGCTCCTTTTACTTTTGGATTTGAACAAGTAGGAACCAACTGCGGATTGATAGGAAAGAATGCGGTTATTGAAGTAGATGGTATTGCTTATTGGATGAGCTCTAATGGATTTTTTGCATTTGATGGTACAGTTAAAACATTACCATGTTCGGTAGAAGATTATGTATATAATCAAATTGATGTGACGAAAGGTCAACAGATAGCAGCTGGTATTGATAACTTGCATACCGAAGTGATTTGGTACTATACTTCTACCTCTTCCAATTTTAATGATCAGTACGTAGTTTATAATTATGGAGAAAGCTCTCCTCAATTACCTATTTGGTATATTGGAACAGAAGCAAGAACTTCTTGGATTGATGCTGTTGTCTATCCTAATCCATTTGCAACTAAATATGATTCTTCTGCATCGGGAACTTTTCCTGTGATTGTGGGGGAAAGTGGTTTAGGCCAAACTATTTTATTTGAACATCATGTAGGAACCGATCAAGTCAATCCAGATGGAACCACAACTGCTATTACTTCTTATATTAAATCTTATGATTTTGATTTAGATGTACAAGGAACTAATGGAGAATTCTTTTTAGCTATGAGACGATTCATTCCTGATTTTAAAAATTTACAAGGCAATTTAAGTGTAACGATGTCGGTAAAACGATATCCATCAGAAGCAGATACTGCAACTGCTTTGAGTCCTTTTACGGTTACTACTTCTACCACAAAAGTAGATACCAGAACTAGAGGACGATTTGCTAATATTACAATCGCGAATAACAATATAAGTGAAGATTGGAGATTTGGAACTTTGCGTTTAGATTTACAACCGGATGGTAGAAGATAATGACTAAAATTGTAGTACGATTACCAGAACCAAAACAAGAATATGATGTTTCGAACCAGAAACAAATTAATAGAGCTATTGCTTCGATTGTAGAACAATTAAACTCTACTTATTTACAAGAATTAAAAGAAGATAGCGAACGATATGCTTGGTTCAAAGGTGGTAATGGGGGTGATTGTTAATGTCTTGTAATAATGTTAACGTTGAACCAGTAATCATTGGTGGTGGAGATGGCTCTACTGCTTATGATGCATTTGGAAGATTAAGAGTATCTAATCCTTTAACATTATTTGATTCTTCCAAT